AGCAGGGGTAAGAACGAGATTAAGTCACAACTAACCCACTTTAGTAAGTTAAAGCATGAAAGTATTCTTGTTCATATTTCGTTCATAATTTGTTAATAAATCGTTTACAATTTGTTCACAGTTTGTTAACACATTTCGTGCCGGGGTATGCTATAATATAGACAGAAAAAAAGGAAAGGAAGTAAAACAAATGAAAAGAACAATTTATGAAGTATGGGCAAAGACCTACAGCGAAGAATTGCAAGAGACAATAATGGTTATCAAAGCAAGATTTTACAAGACAACAGATGCTCAACTGTTTGTAAAAGCCTATGAAGATGCCTACATGATGAAAGCTGTCATACTTGAAACGGAAACTTTCTAAACAGTCGAAACGGGCATAAATGCCCGTCTGCAACGGTTGGCGGCGTTGTACTGATGATGACACGCCGGAAAGGAAAATGCAAAATGAAAACACCGATAACGAAAAAAGCAATCATGAGCGCATATCACAACGTCATCAAAGTAGGCTATTGCGACATGCAAGACGCTTTAAAACGGCGTGAACCAGATTTCTATACTGTGGGTGTATATGGGTGGAATGCTGACGTTTATGTGATTGACATTGACACCGTAATCGTAACCGGGTATAGACCGTTTGGAAACATCGAACTTCCGCGGGAAGTCATCGACAAGCTGAACAAATGCGCGGAAAGTATAACGCGCTATCTTAACTACGACTTAGCAGAAATCTACTTAAATTATAATCTTGATGAGTTGGTTAGTGGGATAGAATACGATTTCGACCGTTACATCTTTGCAAGCGTGAATGAAAAATTTGAAATCAAAAGAAAGTAAAAATGTTCACAAATTGTTCACAAATCGTTCATACGGTGTTCACAAACGCTAAGTATACTATAATCAGAAAAAGGAAAGGAAGTACAACAAAATGAAAAAGCAAAATGTTAAAATTGAATTTAACGGCAACCTCTATGACCGTGATTTAATCGTTAGCTACATGCGGGACGATTTACGCGAGAAGTTACACAGCGAGTGGACGGATGAAAAGGGCGGTGAGCAAGAATTCTTTGAAGCCTACTGCGAACTGCTTTACAACGAAACCGGGGAAGAATTTGAAATCTAAGTCGAAACGCTCTAACGAGCGTCTGCAACGGTCGGCGGCGTTGCACTGATGATGACACGCTGGAAAAGAGAGGTGAAAACCATGCGCACAAACTGGACAGACCTTTTTAAGGCAAACCTTGTAAAACCCGCATGGGCAGATAACGCCAAGGAAACCGAAATACCCTTTGCAGTACATGCAATAGATAGTTGCATAGGCACAAATTGGAGAAAGGACGAAAACGAAGATGAACAGTTATTTGGTAACAGTGACCGTAACAGACCCGGACACAGGCAAATATAAAGTTGAGATACCTGTATACGCAAAGACAGCGGCATATGCAAAACGCATAGCGCATAAAGCCGCAAGGCAGATGGGCGCTTGCTATATCACAGATTTAACAGCAGAAAGGCGGTGCAACGATGAACATTAAAAGAGAAGAGCGAACGCAGGTTGAAATCGCACAAATCATAAGGGTGTTGGACATTAAAGATGAAATATGCCAACGTCATACACGTTGTGACGAATGCTCTTTAGGCAAATTAGACGTACTTGAAACGCGGACATGCGATGAAATTGACAAATTAGCGAAACGCTTAGATTTAGCTTATAGGGTGGTGCAAACATTATGATTGTCGTGTTATGCTTGAGTATAGTTGCAGGGCTTGCCCAGTTGCTCGAATGGCTTGACCGCACGTACAACGATTACAAGTTGTTAAAGACAGTAGAAAGGTGGTGGAAGTTATGACGTATATGGACTTGCAAGCATTGCGGCATTATGTACGCCGGCACAAAAGATAATATATGAAACTCGTAGCTGTATCATTATCGGGTGTGATAAATGCGAATGCGCTTACATTTGCGAATTAACAAATTGCTTGCTAAAGTTTATACAGCACGAGATAAACCGATACGACGCGAAAGGAGAATTGAAAGATGATAACAATTAGCACAAGAGATTACAGCATCGAGCAGTTAAAGCACCTCTCCGCGGCGCTGTATGCCGTGAAGTGCAATATACTTGAAAGTAAGGAATGCCTTGCAGAACACTTTTGTTCGCCAAACTGCAAAGCCTATGCCTTTTGCACAGATATACGCAGTACGCACGCCTATATCTGTAAAATAATAGAGGAGCGTGAAGCACTTGAAAGTATTAGTCGCGTGTGAAGAAAGCCAAAGAGTTACCATATGTTTTAGAGCACGTGGGCACATTGCTTATAGTTGTGACATTTTACCGTGTAGCGGGTTACATCCAGAATGGCATATCAAAGCAGACGTGCTCACAGTTTTAAGCGGCGGGCGGTTTGTCACGGAAAGCGGAAAGGAGGAATACATAGAAAAATGGGATTTAATTATCGCTCACCCGCCGTGCACATACTTAACAAACACCGGAAATAGGTGGTTTAATGAATTAAAGTATGGCAAAGATGCTATAAACCGTAAAAAGTTAAGAGAAGAAGCGGCTATATTTTTTATGAATTTTGTAAAGGCACCAGCTGAGCACATAGCCATAGAAAACCCTATCGGGTATATGTCTGCGTATTACAGAAAGCCCAGTCAAATCATACAACCGTATGAATTTGGCGAACCTGAAAGAAAGGCAACTTGTTTGTGGTTAAAAAATTTGCCCTTGTTAACACCGACTAATATAGTGAAACCGAATATTGTAGTTTTGCCAAGCGGTAAAACTATGAGTAGATTGCATTATGAAACATTCAGGCTTGAAAAGTCGGAAAGGTCGAGAATTAGGTCACAAACATTTTGGGGTGTTGCAAGGGCTATGGCTGAACAATGGGGTGGAACATTATGAAATATCTCGAGATACGCAAGAAAGTAAATGAAACAACCCCGCGCGGTGCATACCGAAGCGCCGTGAAGCTATACGCAATAGACATTTTAAATCGATTAGGCGACGCAGAAGCGCCGGACACGTTGTCCGAGCTCCATACCGAATTGCTTGACGGTTGCCTAAACTGGATTGAATACAGCTATTGCGGCAAGGCGCTTGCAGACAGCTACAGCATAGCGGGGCGTACTTGCAGTCCTACAACCTTAAAGCGTTTACACGCTGGGGCAAAACAACCTGTAGGTTTCGGAACATGGCTTGATTATCAAGCAAGCGCCCTAAAGCAAGCCGAAAAGTTGATTATACAAAAATATTGTGAGGTTAAAAACGAACACAAATAAAACAAGGCTCGAATACCACTACGGTACTCGAGCCAATGTTATTATATATTATTTATAGCGTCCACTCTCCAGACGCGTGTCCCCACTCGGGCGGGTTGACCTGTTGCGACGCAATAGCCGAAAATAGCATGGAGTTATCAGACACGAAACCAACCGACCCGTTGTTTTTAAAGAACAGCTGTGCGCTTCCGAAACCGCTATTGTCACCGAGACCCGGTGCCCAAAGCAAACCCACAATAAGTTTGTCATTTGTAGGAGCGCCGTTATTTTTGTCCCCAGAATCAGAAACATAAGACGTTCTCGGCATCAGTTCAAACTTAAAGGTGTTTTGCGTTGTAGCGCCTAACAGCGTTGCCACGTCCCTTGCAAAATTGTCTGGAAGCACCAACCGTTCGCGCCAGTTACCCGACACGGCAACGGAGTCATCTTGCCCATACACACGCATAACACCGTAACAAATAACAGTGCTATCAGCAGAAGACGGGAACGAAAGCATGTCCAAAATAGCCTTTTTATAATAATGCGTACCCGTAAGCGTGAAAGATTTATAATCAAACTTAGGATATGTTTTAATCTTATCCTCGAGAGCCTGTACACGTGTAGTCAAAGAACGTATATTGGAATTGATGTTCGTAATCTGTCCGTCAACGTCGGCTTTCCACTGGTTGTACTGGTTGGTAAAATCAGTTTTCCACGTATTGAAGTCGTTGTTGGTGTTCGTGGTGTACGTGTTGAACATCTGGTCAATGCGTGTGTTAGCATTGGTTACAAAATCTTCAAACTTTTTGTTTAAATTATTTGTAGTATTTGTAGCGTATTCGTTAAACCACTGCTGTAAAGTAGTGTTCGTATCGTTTTTATACTGTTCAAATTTGTTCCAAAGTTCTTTCGTCAAGTCATCGAAGTGCTGTTCCATGTGCGCTTCAAATCTTGCGATTTCAGCGTTCACCCAGTCCTGCAAGTCTTTATAGGCTTTGTGCAAAGCGTCAATGTTATCCTGCATCTTTTCAAGTTCCTCAAGCATCTTGTTAAGGAACGCCGCAAGCTTACACAGCACCTCATAATAACTCAAACTCTGGTCATAAACAGCGGGAAGAACTTTCTGACACCAAAAGCGCAGATACGGAATGCCGTCATACTTTTTTAAAATCGGGTCAAAGTCAGCGGGTGTGAATTTGTTATCGTTCGGCATACTTTACCACCTTTCTTTATTCCCACAAACCGAAAAACAAATCTTCGAGTTCGTGTAATACCATGTTGTCAACACTTTCATAATTCTTGTACATCTTAGTCATTTCGGAGAAATACGCGTCTCCACTGCTACGACCTGTATAAGTATACTCTGTGTTGCGTTTACCGTCCTGTGTACTTTGCGCTGTGCCGTCGGTTGATGCTTCGCTTGTTGTCTTTGTCGCGCTTGTCAGATACTTATCTGTGTCCAAGCCCTCAATACCACCTTGCGGAGTTTCGTTAAACTTGTTCCAACCTGTGCTCTGACTTTCGCCATGCGATGTGCCGTTGTCGGCAGTGTGTGAAGTATCTTCGCCCACTGTGGTATGTTTGATGTTATCAAACGGGTTCGCAAGTTCCTCTTGCTTGTACAGCATATTGTACTTCGGCATAATCGCGACAAGCCGTTCCCGAAGATGCAGTTTCCATAGCGCATACGTTTCATACGCTATTTCGCGGGTGTAGTAGTGTAGCAGGATAAGTTTGCACAGGTGTTCACGATAACTTTCCTTAAAGATAGGAAAATCAAAATCGAAAATGTGTTCGTACCCTGCTTGCAAAGCTTTCTCAACGTCACCATAGCCGCTGTGTTCGTACTCACCCTGCCAGTTCAATTCAGGAACAAAACTTTCGCAAATCCAACGGACTTCTGTTGTAAATTTACTCATTGTTTTCTTCCTTTCTTTCCTTTTCTTCGGTCTGCTTTTGATACATCACGTCATCAGTATCTTCCAAAATCAGACGGTCATCATAGTCTTCCTTGTACTCACACCATACATTCAGATTAAACAGACTATTGATTTTTTCACACGCTTTTTGCCGCTCGTTTAAGCGGTTGTATCTTGCCGCGATAGTGCCGCCCATGTTACGTGATACTTCATCCGTAATCAAGCGCTCTTTTTTCTGCAAGGATGTATTCGAAATACCGAGATATGTCAAAGCTTCATTGAAAATCTGTGTTTTGATTTCATACAATTTGTCTGCAACGTATGGCGCGTCTGTCTTTAGCACTGTAAAGTCATTGATAGATAAATTTTTGTCACCAAAAATAAACGGCTGATTTCCGTCATACTTCATGTACAAGTTTTTCATCGTCAAGCGTTTGCTTTCATCTGCCAAAATTAAAATCGGGGTTTTCTGTGCGTTGATATTTATATCGATGATTTCATCAATCTTTCCGAGCCTGTCCGCGAATGATACCAACTGCATCAGAGACGGAGTACGGAGATAATTGTTATAAATCATCACGCCTGTTTCCTGCGTCAATGGGTATCTGTAGTTGTTATACAAGCTACGTGCGGTAAACTGTAACGGCTGTCCGTACACGTCGTAGCCGCTTGTACTGATGTTTACGGGAAGTGTCATGTACATGTCGAGCGCGTCGTCCTTAAAGAACACCGCGCGTCCGTTACCCAGAAGCGCAAGTTCGAGTGTTCGCACGTCGCATGTTTCGGGAAGCCCCGCCCAGTCAAACATGGATGCAGAAAGTTCGACGAGCCTTGCAAGGTACAAATCGTTGTTCAGTCGGTTTTCAAAAGCCGTACTCCAAAACATACGGTCTTGTGTACCGCCGTAATGTTTTGCCCTCAAACTACTTGCCATGTTTTATCACCATCCTTTCTTATGTCGGGGAGTTATCGAGAGTATAGTTACCCACTTCATCACCGTTCTTCCAGAATGTAACACCACGGTCATACACGGCTTTAATTACGTTCGCCGCTTCTTGCGGTAAGAAACCCTGTATTTCGCAACCGACGGTTTTAACGTAGTTCCAATGGGGTCTTGAATGGGTATTAGGAACTTTAACTGTGCAAGTGTTGTAACCGAACATGTCAAAGAATTTGTCTACGATTTCCGCATATTCAGGTTTGACACACATGTAATAGGTACTGTAATCAAAACGGGCTAAAGCGTTAGTAACGCTTCCCGCGCCGGATAGCCCCCCTACATTTGGTGGGATATTTGAAACATCTTTAAGCTTAGCTTCAACTTGCCATGCGCTTGTCATAAAGTCTACTGCGCTTGTTCCGGCAGTACCAATAGCGCTAAATATACCCCCCGTGGCTTGTTGCCGCAACCCTGTTTTTGTAGTCTGACTAACTGTTTTTCCGGCGTTAGACGCGTCAGCTTTAGCGGCTTGTAACATATCGGCGGCGTTATTCACGGTCATTGTACCACCAAGAAAAGCTGACACTGTGTTTATTACACCGTTAAAGGCTTGTGTGTAAAGAGCATTTTCTATTTGATTGCGGTTCATAGCCATGTATGCCTTATAGGTGTCGCCTATCCATGGAACAGTAGGGTAACCTGTCAATACAAGCGCATGGTCGTAATACTTAGCGACACCCCTATAATCCAAAGGATAAAGTACACATTCGGGTGAACTTACGCCGGAAGCCGCAACTTCCATGTGAAAGAAACCGTCTTTATCAATTTTAAAATCTTCATATCGGTATTCGTTTACTGTACCTTGATTGTTACTAACCCACAGTTGATTGTAGGGATAACCAAACAGTTTTTTATTTCGCGGTTTATATCCGTTTGGTAACTGGTCTTTGAACTGTTCCTCACCCTCATAAATACCACTGGTAACACCATAGCAAACAAACTTAAAATCTTCTTTTGGTACTATCTTCGGCATGTCAAAATGCGTTTCATCTGCACCCTGTGCCATGAGTGCGTTAGCAACCGTTACGGACAAGACAGCATCTTCCCACCCACTACGAACAAAATCTTGTACGAGTACATTCATATCCTCTGCTCTACCAATATAGCCGTACACAGGGCAAAACTGACTGTACAATTTTATGGGGACATCGCCAGTTGAATAGGGTTTACTTGTAATAACACACGCATATTCACCCAACAAACCGCGTGAAGATAACAGGTTTTGAGACAAGCCGCACATCAGTTCACCGTAGCCAATGTTTTCCGGTTTGGTGTTTTCAAAAATCTTGTCCGTTACGGAATGTTCACGTTCAACCAAGCATTGCATCAAAGTATATTCAAACATCCAAGTTTGCATCATGTCAAGTTCATAGTGTATATCCGTAACATTGTCGTTTACATATTCAACACTGTCTACAAACGCAAAGAACCACTTTTCACCGTATGACGTGTTTTTAAACAATAGATAATTGCAAGCATATACTTGTGTTGCAGGAATTTCCAAGGTTATATAATTACGTCTTTCACGCTGATATGACACATTGTGGAATTGCTTGAAAGCTTTACTGAAAAAGTAATTATTTTGAGCGGCAATACTATCAAAGTATAACGTATACTTATAGTCACTTTCGATAGGAACACCACGACACAACACAACATCTGAATTTGGGGGTATATAGGGCATTTTATTCACCTCTTATATAAGTCTTAACCCTCTGTTTCCAGAGGGCTTGACTTACATTGAATTAGTTTACCGTACGGTAATCACGCACTGACCGCTCTTTGCGGTATCGAACTTAGAGGTTGCCGTGATATTCGCCGTGCCGCTTGCAGTTGGGTCAACCTTAACAACGCCGGACGCAGACACCGTAACAAGAGGATTGTCACTTGTCCACGTAACAGCCTGCGGCGCAAAGTTGGTCGTTGCGACTTTCGCAGTCAAGGTCAGTACCTGACCCGCGGACACCGTAGCCGTAGCCGGGGACACCGTAACGCCTGTGACGGTCGGGGTGTTCGGAATAAACGCGATAGCGTTTGCGAACGGGGACACGCTGAACAGCTTCCAGACGTGAAGATAGTGGTTCCAGTAAAGACCCTGTACGTTCTCGAGGTCACGGAACTGCTGGAGCTTATCGTAAATTACGAAATAGTCACGGTCAACAAGGACGGCAGGAATTTCGTTGAGTGCTTCCAGTTCGTCCGTGCGGTACTCATAGTAGTTCGGGTCGTCCTTAAAGAGTTCACCAAGGCGCTTTACATTGAGTTTGCCGAAACCATCGACAAGAACGATATGACCGAGAAGTTCGGCTTCGGACATGTTGAACGCACGTGCAAGGTTCTTAACACTCTGGGTTGCATCGAACGCGGTGTTGATGATAATATACTGGTCATCACGCAGGGTGTGTGTGGTCACACCCGCAAGGTTGTATTCGTCAGACATAAACAGCAGGTCATTAGACGCTTTACGCATTGCAACGGTTGCGTCATCAATGTTGCTTGTGTTGATTGTCTGAACACTAATCTGACCGCGAGAGAGGTTACGTGCAAGCATGTACTTCATGACGAGGAATTCGTCGTTTTCCATAGCGGTGTAAAGCTGTTCTGTAATCTTCGCAACGAGGTTATACACGCCGTCTTCGGAGAGGAACGCAAGGCGCAAATCCTGTTCCTCTGTTGTGGTCTTGTAGAACTTCTGGAAGTTCATGACGTGGAACGCGGACTGTACGTCCGGGATTTCACGCTTAAAGAGTTCGTATTCCGCGACTGCCGGGTCATACTGGAACGGACGCGCCATAGCCACGAACACTTCCTCAACCGTTTCGCCAAAGTCAAGGAAACCTTTCTTGAACATCGCCCACGGGTTGGAGTAGGACTTAGACGTGATAATGACTTTACCGATACGGTTTACGAGGGCGGACAGAAACTCATTCTGCAACGCGGGCATGTCCATAATGATTGCGCCGATTTCACGAATGCTGTCTGCGTCCGGGGTCACAACGGGTACGTAACTGCGGTAATTGATAGACGCGGAATTGCGGATTGCATTCAGCACGTCTGCTGAACTGTTTGTCAAGGTTCTTACTTTCGGCTTAGTTGCCATTGAAAATCATCCTTTCTTATTTGAATAAATCGTTGAACGTGATATGTTCTGCACGTTCGGTTGCATCTACGGGTTCGTCGGATTTACTGTTTTCCGGCTTTCCCTCAAAGAAACGGCTTGTATATTTTTCGCGCCATTCTTTATCTTTCTGTGCTGTTGCTTCTTCTGCCGCAGTCAGTCTGGTGCTAAAATCGTTAAACGTGTCCGCAACATCTTCCGCAATTTCTAACATTCTATCGGGTGTAAAGTCACCCGACGCAAACATTTCCTTAAACTGTTCAAGATTTTTTACTGCCATTTTAAATCATTCTCTTTCTATAGCCGAGACACATCATCCATATAGGCATGGATTTTCGTTTCGTGGGTGTTGGTGGTGTTGGTGGTGTATCGGGGTCATATTGTCCAAGGTAGTTATACCAATATCGCGCCGCCGCTTGTCGGTCTGCGCGTGTTGCTTCCGGGTCTGCCGGGCGTTCGTATGTATCGAGAAAAACGCTTGCAAGATATTCGGGAGACTGCGTAGACGCTTTGAATTCCGCATAACTCATGTTATACGGGCTTACAGGGTACCAAAGGTTTGTAGCTTTACTTAAAAAGTAACACTGCGCTGTACCGTCATCGGGACTGCCCATCACGTCGCTAAAGTGTGGCGCATACCCGGGGGACGATTTTGCAATATCTGCGTCAATATATTTCTGAGGTGGTGTAAACTGTACCAAGCCATAACCAATATCGTCCTTTCTATAATCCGTTGACGGTAGGGGTTCATCCCAACCCCACCGCCACGGATTGTACCCGCTTTCCCATTCCATGTTTCCAAGGACGGCAGAAACGGCGTTTAATGTCCACCCGAGTGACTGCACCAAAGCTTTGTAAATCATGACAGCGTTGTCTTGCGCTTCTGAACTCTCACGGGAGTAAGCGTACAAGTTTTTTGCGTGCCATGTCGCGTCGGGTAAAGGTGGTTTCGGTTGCGGTGTGCTTGCGTCCCACGTAACATTGTACGTGCCTACACCGTTCGGTATACGCAAGATAGAGGACGGGTCTTTTCTGTAAGCGGTTGTTTGTCCACCGTCCCAGTATTCCCAGTGGGTGTGTGTACCCGTGACGTTACCCGTCTGACCTTGCGTACCGATAAACTGACCTTGTGCAATGCTGTCACCCTCAGACCATATCTGTGACGCAAAGTGCGCCGCAAGCCAATACTTGTTCGGTTCGAACTCCACAAGTATCATATTGCCCCACGACATATTACCCGTTATGGTACTGCCGTCCCACACCTGCGCCCATACAACCTTTCCGGCTAAAGGAGCGTATGCTTTGTAATTGTCATGAACGGTATCAATGCCGCCATGTTCGCCGCCGCCGTCGTAGTACGGATAACCCGCACTTTCATAGATTGTCTTTTGGTCTGTTATACATTGCTTATAGGTTGCCATGTTAAATCAAGCTTTCAATTTCGTTTGCAAGAACTTCAATCTGCTCAAGCTTTGTTCGGATTAAATCCTTGTTGTCACTTTTCTTGCTGTAGCCGTTTAAGCCTTTAGCTTTAATTTGGGACGGGTAATCGTAATACGCGTAGTTCGCGTCCACTTTACCCGATACACCGTTTACGGAGTGTTCGTTGGTGTACTGCCAGATACCCGCATTTTCGTATTGACAAACGTCGTTCCACTGCGCACACCATACGGCGTACCGGGATAGTTTCGACATATCGAGCCTGTTTGAGAGGTAGTACAAGGACGCGTAGATACCAACCCAGTAGCCGTTGCTTTCCACGGTACTAAGGATTTCAGCGGCGATACTGCTATATTTTGCTTTACCAAGGCGCTTTGATATTTCATCTTCTTCGAGGTCGATATACACCGGGTAATCAAACTGTTTACCCTTTAAAGCTTTGATAAAGCTTGCGGCTTCATCTGCCGCCATGTCGGCGTTCTCTGCGTAGCTGTACCAATAAGCACCCACGCCAAGCCCTGCGGCTTTCGCTTTTTTGTAATATTCCTCGAACCTTGCGTCGTACTGTTCGGGGTATCGGTTTGCACTGCCGTAACCGGCGCGGAGTAATACAAAGTCAATGCCCGTGGCTTTCAGCTTGCTGAAATCAACTGAACCTTGATGTTCAGAAAGGTCAATACCTTTTGAAAAGATTTTACTCATATAACAAGTGCCCCTTTCAGTAATAAGCGTAAAACATTGCGGTTAATGTCGTCGAAATTTTCAAAACTAAGCGTTTCAAAGCCGTTATACGGAATAGCAAGCTTGAACTGTTGCAGAATTTCACCTGTAACTCCATCATACACTATTAGCATACCTGTCAATAAATCGATTGAGACTGTGTTCGTGGGTTTAGTAAGCGACAAGGTATAAGTTAAATCACGACCGTCGCCGTGTAATGTTATTTTAGGATTATGAGTTGTTACTTCTGTTGACTGAGGGTAAGTAAAGCTTGTCTGATAAAATAATACGCCGTTTTCTATGTTTATAGTTTGTTTTCCTTCGCCTATAGGCAATTCTACATGCGTGAAACTTGGCGTTTTTGTTGTAAGCCTTAAATTGTCCGTTTTGCTTACCAGAGCGTCAACCCTACCGTCGAGCTCCGACACAGCCGACGTTATAACACCAAACAAGGCGTTATCATAATTGTAAGGTGGCGGAAATACTTCGAACTGTAAGACGGCGCGCATACTGGGATATTTTGGCTTGAAAATAACGTCTTTAATTCCCGTTGTTCCGGGGGGTAAGACAAAATAAATCCGCACACCATTATAAGGGTTTGCTTCGTCAGGCAATTTTAGGGTTGAAAAGGGTTCTACTGTTGCACCCTCATTTGTGATAATTTCAAAAACAAGATATTCAACGGGTATAGCCAGTTCAACGACGGGAATAATGTTATAGCTACCTTTGTCAATAACAGTTTGCCTCTTTGCGACATACCCCAAAGGAACTTTAATAACGTCATCACATGTCAAAACACCTGCGTCTGTGATACGTATCGGGTACGCACCTTGCACACTGATAAGCGTAGCAATTTTCGGTTCACCTTGATTGGCACCCTTCATAGTTCTTCACCCTCTTTCTGTACGCCCATTTTGTCACAAAGCTTCTGCATAATGAGCGTGTTATTGTTGAGTGCGTCGGTTAGCTTCTGCACTTCGTTCCTGTGCGTTTCCTCAAGCTTGTTGATATACCAAAAGCAAATAAGGCAAACAGCAATAGGAAAACCAAGAGAAGAAACAACCTGCACAATAGCGGTTACGTCCATAAGGTTTCAATCCTTTCTGTTGTATTTACCACCTTTTATACTTATAGTATAGCACAAAAGGGTTGACTTGTCAATATACTTGTGGTATAATTTAATTAGAAAATAATACACGGAGTTGAAATATAATGCCAAAATCGAATTATTACGACGGAACAAAGCTATTGTCATTAAAGGATATAAACGGCAAAACACCCGAGGTGTTCATGTGCACCTCTAACCGTAGCGCGGGTAAAACAACCTATTTTAATAGACTTGTGGTAAATAGGTTTATTAAACGTGGAGAAAAGTTCGCGTTGCTGTATCGCTTCAACTATGAGTTAGACGGCTGTGACGAAAAGTTCTTTAAAGATATAAAAGAATTATTCTTCCCCGAATACGATATGACCGCCGCAAAGAAGATGAAAGGCATATACCAAGAGTTGTACCTAAACGAAGAACCATGCGGCTACGCAATTTCCATCAATTCAGCCGACCAATTAAAGCGCAATTCACATTTGTTCAGTGACATTGACAATATTATATTCGACGAGTTTCAATCCGAGCAGAACCACTACTGCGACAAAGAGGTTGAAAAGTTTATCTCTATTCACAATTCTATTGCGCGTGGACGTAGCAAGCAATCCCGCTACGTGCCCGTATATATGATTTCCAACCCTGTAACGATACTCAACCCGTATTATGTTGCAATGGATATTTCAACACGACTTCAAAAGGACACGCATTTCTTGCGTGGAGACGGTTTCGTTCTGGAACAGGGTTATAACGAAACAGCTGCTAAAGCTTTAAAGTCAAGTGCTTTTAACCGCGCGTTTGGCTCGAGCGATTATATCGCATATAGCGCCGAGGGTGTGTATTTACAAGATGACCTCTCATTTGTCGATACGCCGACGGGACGCGGAAAATATGTCGCAACCATACGCTATGCGGGTATAGACTATGGTGTTCGTGAGTACCCAGAATTAGGTATAGTGTTCTGTGACAAAAGCGTCGATTATCAATACCCGCTCAAAATTACGGTTGATACCGCCGACCATAAATTAAATTATGTTATGGTATCAAGTAACTTTATACTCATTCAAAAGCTTCGGTATTATTTCGAGCATGGCTGTATGAGGTTTAAAGACCTGCAAGCGAAAGAAGCAATATTAAAAGCGCTTTCATTCTAATTTGTATTCTGCGTTCGTTCTGCACATCGACCTGCACGGGTGACACGGTTGAAAGATGCCGCCGTGACAAGGCTATGAACGGTCAATTCCTTTGTGTAGACGTGCGTTTAAGAATAACAAAATCCCTTAGAGTTTTCATGCTCTAAGGGATTTTACTTTTAGTGCATTTCAAATGTCGTGTCAGCTAAGATAACACCACCTTTAATGCGCTTTTGAGAAAGTTTACCCGGTATCATGATGCCCGGTACAAAGTCGGATATACTACGGGGTTCACGGATAAATTCAAGTTCTTCGGGCGTGTAGTTTTTTGGGTTCTTCTCTGTGTCGTAATCCTGTTCGACTGAATGTATAAACAGTTGTTTAACGGTTTTGTTTGCACCCGCGCATGTCACAATATAATGCGGGGTTTCAATCGGTTCGCCGTCCTCATGTGTTACGTGTTCAATATAGGTTTTCTGCCGTGTGAAAAATCCAACGTCCCAGTTTGTTTCATTCTTCCAACAACAATAATTTCGCGGGTGTAGCGTGACACCTTTTATCTTGTCCAACGGTAAGTCGAGATGCAAGCTGTCTGTGTCTGCGTAGATAAAGCCGGGGTTATTGACACCGTAGTAATTCTGCTGTGCTGCAGTAATTGTAAAGTTTCGTGCGTAACTGGTAATAGCCGCGCCACATGCAATGTATCCCGGTGTCTTTTCGTTTTCGGCAACCGTAAAGAAACCTACCACGCCGTTAGGTTTAAGCATAGCCACCTTGTATGAACTGATTGTAGATGCCGCTTGTTTTCCGTATAGATTGTTACTGTATAATTTTGCTACGGTTCTAATGCCCTTATTAGGAGCGTTGATTTTCATTTCACGGTATTTGTTTAAGTATTTGTCATAGATGCCTTGTTGTGCTTCAAAATAACAACCATCCAGAATTTCGGGGTCAATTACAATGTAATGCTTTTTAAACAATTCGTAATCTGTCATAGTCATTGTCATGGTCACATACGTGTCATGCTTCTTGCCGCATTGGTCTACCCATTCGGACACATAGCGCTTTTGGCTTTCGTCCCATACATCAGACGTAGTTAAGCTTTCGTTTTGTCTGTAATGCAGATTTTTCTTTAGCTGAATAAAAGGGAGATAGCCGACCTTTAGTCTAAAGCGACAACGTATACGCACAAAATAATATATACCTACCAAAGGGTTATGTGACTTTAACCGTTCCTGTCTTTCCGCTTCGACTGCCTTTAAACCCTCTGCGCCACTGAAAAATGCAGGTAAACCAATGGGGTAATAGTTGCCACTGTCACTATGCATCATAGACGGGTAAAGGGAGTTTACATCAAGCGTCAAGCCGTTTTTATGTACCTTGCATTGTTTGCCTTGTACGACATGACACCACCCGCCACGGTATGCCTTGCGTATGTATTCATCTGCATTTGTCGCGCCGTAGCGTTCGAGGTCAAGCGGAATGTCATAAAGGTTCGGGAACATGTCTTGATAAACAAAACGGTTATAGCCGGACTTAAACTCACTCATGCAACACGCGCCGATAGTCAGTTTTTTGTGACCGTCTGCAAACATAAATTCTATGGCTTCTTTTACAACAAGCACGTCGTTCTTGATATAGTGTTCTTCATCAGGGGTAATGTTATACCCCGCGTGACGTTCACCCTTGTATTCAATCGTGCTCTTACGGTGTTTGGTGTTAAAGCTTGTTCCCATGTCTGCGACGGAGAGGGGGATAAGCTTGTAACTGTCACGGAACTCTATAAGGCTTCTGTGGGTTTTAACTGTCATCGTGTACCATTGACCCATATCGGATATGCTATACTTAAAAGTGTTAGGTTGCATGTCGTTTGTTTCGTAAAACATAGTGTGTTCAACTTTGCCGTCGGGGGTGTAGGTTGCTTGTGCGTAGTCGTCGCGCTTCAATAGGTAATCGAGAATGTAAGAAAAGTCAAAAGCGCCGTTGTGAAAGTACACAATGTTCTTCCCTTTTAACTGCTCTACCCATTGCCAGTATTTATCTATTGAGTTTACAACGAGTACATCTTCTGTATGTATTTTAACACATGCCGCCGCCCAGACTTCCGTGTCGGTTTGCCCGTCGTATACGCTTGTCTCAAAATCACATACATAATAATTCATGCTTGCACGTCTCCAAACGCTTCATTTAGTTTCATCATTTCTTCTACACCTGCTTCGCGGTGTTCGTAAAAGTTGCCTAACCAACGTCCCGCCGCATTAACGTCGTTCGCTTCCTGTGACGTTAATGTTCCGGCGGCAACACCGATTTCATTCAGCATGTACGCGAATACAGTGTCACCCTCATTTTTTCCGTAACGGTTTTGCAGGTGGTTGCGTTCTTCCTTTAGGTTGTCCAATATATATTCCATACCTGCGTGTTTCTTTTTGTCTGTTACCCATCGTGCATTCGCTTCAACAAAATACGCAAACACGAGGTCAGCTTCATTTATATTCGCTATTGGTGCATTGTTAAGTGAAAGAATTATATTGCTTTCAACACCTGTTGAACTTGTAATCGTAAATTGCGTAAAGCCTAACTTGTTAAACTGCGCTCTTGCCGCTTTAGGTATGTCAGTAAACGAAATAGCTTCACCGTTTTGCGCTTCTGCATATAACGCCGTGTCCGTAATGTCTTTAAGTTCTTGCTTTAATTTATCGAGCATTTTCTTTGTTATTCTTTCGGGACGTTCAAAAGCGCTAAACAAATCTTTAGCCTTGTACTGTGATTTATAGCCTTTTCTTAAATAACGGTTAAAGCGTTGCTTTGCGTTTGTAATTAAACGCTCAAATTCTGCTTGATTAGGTGTCAGTTTTTTTGATGATTTTTTAGCCATGTTTTACCCTCTTTTCTATTGACAAAATAATACCGTTATGGTATAATAAAGTGTAAAGATAAAAAGAACCGATGACGAATTTTTTTTTTCGTCATCGGTTCAATCGGGAGATTTACCGCCATGTCAGCGGCAGTTAAGGAAAGGAGAAATCTTTTTGTTTATTTGATACGGTCTACGAGTTCCGCGTTCTTGATAAAGTCTTTGACGGACATTTCGTAGCGGTTTTCTTCGATAGATTCAATGTTGACGAGAGTTACAATGCGTCCCATTTCTTTGTTGTCGTGTTCACGATGCAACTTTTTTGTAAGCGCGTAAAGCGTGAGAGCACCTTCGCACACGTCGGTGAAGTGATAATCAACACCGTTTTCGTTAACCGTGTAAGTGTATGTCGTGGTCTGAACAGTTCTACGAATATACTTCATTATCATTCACCTGCCTTTGCTACAGGGCGGCAACCGAGGAAGTTACGACCTTTATAGTTCTGGGACGGCTTCGCAAAGCATTCGATTTCCATGCCGTCACTTGCGTCGAACGTGCCCACAATGTCAAGGAACGACTGGGTGAACGACTGGGAGCCAGTATGATATAGAACGCCGTCTGCGATAATGACAAGCTTGTCATATTCCTTATCCTGACCGGGTTTCGGATTGTCGTTCACAGTGTGAACCATTGCCCATGCGTCCGGGTAGGAAAGAACGAGTTTGCCAAATTCTTCGATAGCCTTTTCAAGGTTCTCACCGTTGCTGTAGTTCATTACGTTGTACTTGTCCATTTTGCTAAGGTCTGTAGATTTGATGATAGTGTTAGCAAGCATAGTTTTATTTGTCCTTTCAAATAGTGTTTGTTGTAATAGAGAGTATGGAAACTGACAATGAAATTACGCAGAAAGGAGTTTTTGCCTTTCTTAAATATTCTTTTGTAATCGTCTGAAACTTCGTTGCAACTTGTGTTCTTCTTGATTACGTATATATCTTAACACATGTCGAGCTAAATGTCAATAGGTTTTTCAAAGTTTTTTGAAAATATTTTTGGGGTGTTTATCGCTTTAGTATGTGATAGGAAATGACGGTTAGTCAGTTTATGCATACATGCGGTGTCTGATGACGTGCCCGTCCGTAGAGGTTGCGTGTTCCGGCGGGGTTACGTGCTACGCCGTGTTCCGTCCGCGGAGTGGAGCAGAGCGACGCGGACGGCGGGTGAAAACTGACTGTTGGTCTTTTTGTGAGTGTCCTGACAAAACTGACCGTTAGTCATTTTGTGCTCGCGCTGATGCCAGTTAGTTGTGACTTAATCTCGTTCTTACCCCTGCT